CGCAGAATCAATGTACCCTACCTGCTCCATTAGGCTCCACAGTTCGGGAAGATCGACAAGTGGCTGACCCGATTGCACCATATTGAGTGCCATGTTCATACGGGCTGCTGGGCTGTTCGGCATACTCGTACCGGGCTTCGCCTCTACTTTAAGCGGCGCGATAAGGTGCGTACCTAAGAACGGAATTTCCTCATCAACGCCTGCGCTGTTCTTCACAGTAATGAGTTGCGGCGTTGTGGCAAAGCGGGCCATGAGTTGCAGGTACTGTTTACCGAGTTTTACATCGGCACGCTGAATGGATGCGAGTGCATCACGGAACGACACGGCGGCTGTATCCTGATACATCGACACGGTTTCAGCCGATTGCTGCCCCTTGAACTTTGCCTGTCCGGTCGCTATCTCATTGAGGTTCGAGAGCTTCATAATAAGTTCTTCGACCTTAGCGAGAAGCGGAATGACGTACTGCGGCATTTCTGGCCCAGGCTCACGTTTGCCGTACTTGAGGCTGATTAGGTCCTCACGCTGAATCGCTCCCGGCGCATTCGTAATATCGTCATCGGAAATCTCAGACGAAAGCGGTAACCGCCAAATGGGATTAGATGTGAGGTTCGCCGCATCGAGTAGCGAGCAGAGTAAGCGTACAAAATACTCGTACGCATCTGCGATAATATCATTATCGCTCACACCCCAAAAAGTTGTATCGGGATACGCCTCGATTTCGATAAATGGCGTATAGCCAAGCGGATTCATACGATCTTCGCCTCTAAATTCTTCATCTACGATGATCGTTAATCGTCCGTCTGGATAGAGCAGATACTCTTTATCCTTCTTAATAACTTCATGGGCTTCGGTGTCGTCAAGAATGGTGAGTCCACCGTGCGAGTGTAACCCTATGACAATATCCAAGAAATCTTGCGGCCACTCATACAGAATACCGCCTTCGGTAACAACTCTGCGCATTGGTGATGTAGTACCGTCCGTGTAGTGCATGTGCCGTACACGAGTAGCAGGTTCACCTGCTACATTGAATTGCACGGATTTTATTTTGATCGTCTTACGGGGGAAAGTCCAGAACTCTCGTATGATCATACCGCCCGAATTGCCACTGTTTGATGGGGGATTAGCTCCTGCTACATACGGGGGATTAGTAACAGTGTTCCCGGTAGGGAGTGTCATAGAAGTTGAAGGCGATGTTACATTGGCTTTGTCTTGAGTTCTATTACCGTCGCGTTCGCGCTTTACTTGAATTTTCTCGCGTAGGTGCGGCCAACGAGCATATACTTTATTAGCGGATAGAGGATACTCATACATGATGACTTCCGCATCATCTATCGTAGGAGCATCCTTGTTTACATATATCTGTTCACCTGTAGCAACGGAAAGTTTTGCTTGGAACTTACCGCCTGGGCCATGCATTTCCGGCGTTAGGCGCAAGAACGATTTAGCTTGAATACGCGAATTAAGGACGGCTGAACGCTTAACTCGTTCCCATTCCCCGTCTTTTGCAGACTGTTGATACGCCGCTGTAGCAATGTCTGCGATGCGTTGATTCTTCTGACTGAACGCTGTGTATGTGACCTTGCTCTGTGAGTCACATAACACTTGAGTCCACTTCTGAGGAACGTAGAAACAGTAATTGAACTTCTTACTGATCTTCCACGATGCCCTACCTTTCCACCACGGCATGCCGCCTTTGTACAAGTTCATAGAAGTAATCTGTGCCTCGGTTACTTCTTGCTTCTCTCTTTTTAGAATAGCGGCAGCTTCACGACACCATATTACGAGATCGTCCTGTTCATCATCCTCATCAGACTGTACGATAGGATCGCTCGTTTCCGCAAAAGCTGTAGGAGGAGTTCGCGTTAGCCAACGTCCTGCACTCGGGTACAACGAAGTATTGGTAGGACCAAAGAGGCTGCTCATTTACGGACTCCTTCTGCTCGTTGTCGTGCAACTGACTTAGGCACAAATACCATCTTAGACGGCATAGCTTTTAGCGCACTCCATGTATGCTGCTCAAGTTGTTTTTGCGTTTGCGCCTTCAACTCTACTTGAGCCTTTGCTCGTTCGGCCATAGTGCCGGAATCCCAATGAGCAAATCCTTTGGTCTTTTCGCGGTACTCTCTGCGCCCTTGCGTGATACGTGTACCGCCGCGTGCTAATCCGTTTGGCGTCATAATGGCATCATTACCCGGCACAGTCGGCATGAACACGTTGTACGAATCATCGGCACTCGGGATGTTTAGTGATGCGACGTTTTCGATATAATCCTCTGAGCTACACTTCGCGGGCGCGGCACGCCCACAAATTTCATGGAGCAGTTCCCCATCGCGGAGAGTGAACTTTGCTCCTTTGCACGTACATGCCATATTACGCACAACTTGCGTAACACGCCATCCAATCTTCGTTTGGGATGCGCGGATACAGTCAGCGATATTTGTCGTCTTAGGTGAGGCATAGATAGGTGTCCAATGTTCCTCAATGAATTGTGATACTTGCCGTATGCGCCCTTTCGGTACGATAGCGTCAGGCGGCTCGATACGTGCTGGCGCTAACGCATGCTCAGCGAACGCAGGTGCCTTCTGTGCACGAATGCGTAACGTATGAGGGGATGACACGGGCAGCCCAAGGCGCTCTTTATACACATCGCTAGGCGACATGATGTTACCGATTGGACCTGCCGGGTCCAACAAATTACCTAAGAGCGCCTTGAGCCGGAACCGCATTATACGAGAATCTCCTCATCCTCTATAGGCACGGGTGTAGCGTTTTCTACAGCCTTAGATAGTTCGATCCACTCACCATCTACAATGATGTACTTTAGATAATCGACTGTGGCTAGAATATCCATTTGGTCGATCATAGCATACGTACGCCGATTGATCTCTACGGCTCTTTTCGCGAGCCGTTCCATGAGTACTACATCCCCAAATGTCCAGGGCATAGGTACACTTGGAACAGAAAGCGTAGAGATTACCGCTTCCGAAGTATCGGTATCGTACGCTATAAGATTTGGAGCGTTTCGCGCTTCCTCCTCAGTCATTATCGTTTTAATGACCACTGCTTGCCGTGTCGAGCCGCTGGTCAATAGATGGCCGTCACCCACTGCCATGACAATGCCCGCGCAGAATCCACGCAAGTACTCCTCGGTGAGTTTACCCTGCCCATCGCGTATCGCTCTAGCTGTGTAGAGTTTTACGCCATTCACTTCGACTTCATCAGAGATTTCTACGACCTCTACAAAAAGTCGATCACCGTGAGGACGAATGCGCCACGGGTTAAGTGCATCTGCACTTAGCTGCACCTTTTCCATTATGATTTAGCCCACTGTCCGACAGGTTCCATAAGCTCACCGAGCAGAGTTGTGAGTGCGCGTGCCGCAGCCTGACGCGCTTTGTAAACGTCATCCTCAATGAGTTTGTCGGCAACGACAACCATAGGTGGTGTAAGTTGTAGCACCATGACGGCAACTTGTACGGCACGCTGTTCGCGTTCGTTGCCCAACGCGCCAAGATTTGGAATCTGTTGTCCTTGATGATTGACTGACATGATATGGTCCCTTCTTTAGATGGTAGATATATCGGGTCTGTTCCGGCTCCGACTGTAATCCTTCGGGCCGAAAGATGCTTTGCGTGAAGTCTCGGCAAACAGTCGATCAAAGTCATCCCGCTTATCGAACGATGTTGGCACATTTACGTCTTTGTGGAAACCCCCCCACGGATCACGCTGGAGAAGCAGTGCAATGGCTAAGGCATCGCTGTGGTCATCCTTACCACTCGCTGCTTTAAGCGCTCCTGTCGTTGTACGGGTTAGACCAGCTAACTCTCGCAGCGTCTTACGATCAGGGATAATCGCCAGCGGCTCAGGGAGGTTCGTTTCCCGATTACGATTACAAATGATCTGTACGAGGCACTCATCCATGAGTGGCCGTGTACGCTCCGTTGTTTCCCAGCCTGGGAATGAAGAAGGTTCGGGATGGTCCTTGTCTAGCCGCTTCCAATAATAGACATTATCCATGCCCATATCAATGAGCGAACGTACAAGTGCGTAACCGATGCCCTTCGTTTCCGGCGCATAATATGGATGCCCGTACCACTGATACGCTAGATGAATCTGCTCACGAAGTATGTATTCCGGTACACGTGCTTCGTATGTCGCACAAAGTTTCTGATCGCGCCACCGTACAATCTGTACCACCGTAGCATCAGATGTGAGCGACTCATACGCAATGTTTGTGTCAATGCCCATTGAGTATCGTTCACCTGCACGCGGTGGATCGTAGATGCGCCACTCCTGCCAATCAGACTTGAACGACTGATCGACACCGATAACACCCTCGTTATTTTTTCGCAGTATGCCCGTTGCTTGCGGAGAGCATGCTTTGCGCATCAGTGCATCCATGCACTCTTGGTCGAACGGCGAGTGCTCGTAATTAACAAAGGCAGAATCAATGTCAGATGGAAACTCCTGATGGAATGTCAGTAAGCGCGACTCAGGAGTAGGCATCTTATATGAATCAATTTTGCGCCGACGCCAATACAGCTTGGCAGGATGCAAGTCCCAATACTTCTGCAGGTGCGTTTCTTCTTCGCCACCGTACCGAGGAAGTTTACCAAGTGTATCGTGCAACTCATCCAACTGTGCTTTGGTCATACGCCGCAACTCGGCTCGCGGGTTCTCATCCTTCGTTGAGTAACCTTCGTGGTGATGCCAGAAAGAGATTGCGGGAATGGGGCGATCCAGACGATCAGGAATGCCCAATATGCCGCCAAGAACCTTCTCGGCAGTAAGGTGCCGCGCATTCATAATGCGTTTCGTCCATTTCGGATTATCGTCCATCGCTTCACGGATCATCGGTTCGTAGTACGCATCAAATCCGTTCGGCGTCGTGTCGATGATGATGGAGACATGCTCGGTCATGTGCATGGCAGGGATAAGACCTTCGGTAACAAGCGCCTTACGATCATCCGACATGAACGCGAATTCGGAAATGAGTACGAACGGTGGAGTATCGCCACGGAATGACGTAGGTACGGCTATCTGTAACGACGAGTTGAGCCCCGGTACCTCAATACGTTCTTTCGGGTTAGGGTTCTCAAAGTGAAATTGTTTGAGGTTCTGAATACGACGCATCGGCTGCATCCATGCTGGCAGCCCGTTAATCATCGTACCGATCTTCGTTGCAATCTTGTTTGCTACATCCTCGTCGTCCACGAGTACAAGCGATCCACGGTTAGGTAACAGTGCGTTATGACATGCGTATCCTAAGTTCCATGAAGTCCACCCACACTGCCGAGGCTTAAACTCAATGATGAAGCGAGGATACCCGGCTCGATACTGCGATTCAAAGCACGTAGAGAGAATCGCCTGTCCCGTAAACGGACGCATCGGCAGTAAATCGTTGGTAAGCTCATCGCGTGTGATGAAGTAATTTGATACAGCATAGTGATGCGAGCGTACAAACTGCCGCATTTCCGCATACTGCCACGCTGTCTCCTGGTCTTTGGTAAACGGCTTATTGTCGAACTTCCATCGCAAGAATTCATCGACGGTCATCAACTCATCTGGACGATAGAGTGCGGACACTACACATCATCCTCTGCAAAGACCATGCGCACATAGTGCTCGTATAGCGTGCCGCTCGTGGTCGGTTTATCGTCAAGCTCGTTGAGCATGTCGGCAGCCTTAAGCGCGGCAGCCGGAACTTCCGAGTATAAGTGCTTGCGTAGGACCTTCACGCGCGCTGACAGCGAGAGGTCATTCTGTTCGAGTGTCTCGGCTACCGTTTGTTTTGTGGCACCGCGCTGCACCTCGGTAAGTAGCTCGTGGTAACGCTCTAACACTTCTGTAGGAGAGACTTTGAATACGCGGGCGAGCGCCTCTACACGATCCCCTTGTGTGTAAATGAGCGCATCAAGGTACGACTCATATCGTCGTGCGCGTTCACGCACCGCTCTTTGTACTTCTGCAAGGTCCTGCTGCTCGACATTCTTGATTTTGTGCGTTCGCGGCGCTTTGGGTTTATGGGGCACATCACTCGGAACAGCGCCGCCTTCGAGCGCCATATACGGGTCCACGTGCCGCTCAACATGTTTGTTTGGATGCCGTACGACAAGCGCGGGCATAACAGGCTGCCCATGCGCGTCCTCTAACATGTCCTGTGCTGGTGGTTTCTTACGCGGCATATTATCCTTCGGTCGGCAGCGGCATTTCCGGTAACGGCGAAGGTCCCTCAGATACGGGCTCGTTAAATATCCGTAGCTGCGTCTGCAAGCGTCGTGCCTCTCGTTGTGCTTCACCCGCATCATCGAGTACGCTGCCCGTGGCAGTATCCGGCGCTATGGCCGCTGCCGCCGCATTTTTCTGCGCCATGCGCTTAAGGTAGATAGAGACTGTCTCGCTCACACGAGCGTCAATACGGCTCTCGACCCGCTCAAGAATCTCCCACGACTTTGCTTCCTCTAGTCGCGCCATCGAGATACGCACGAGGAACCACGCCCATCCTCCTAGCGCCGCAAGCGCACAGGCGGCAAAGACGTACGTAGCGATTATGGTCCCCATGTTAGCCACCACTCCTCGGGTTTGGGTACGGTATTCCACTGCGTTCGATCAAACATCCTTACCTCGAAATCTTCGGCATGTGGGCTTCGGCATCTTGGGCTGCGCCTATGAGCG